GTCATCTTCTCTAGGACTTGTCGACGCCTTTATCAACATCCCGGATTATCTTTTTCGCTTTGCGGCCAGCGCCGCTCACGTTGACCTGTCCGCCGCCTTCCGTAGTTGGAGCCCGGATCACATCAGCCGCGAGATTGATCGCGCTCTCCCGTTCCCTTGCGGTCGCATCTTGTTCGCGAGCCTTGTCTTCCTGCGAAAGTTCTGCTGCCTTTAGGCCAACCTCATGACGCCTGGTTTCCGCGTCCATCAATTTTGCATGCGCATTGGCGATATCGAGAGGCGAGGTAGGTTCTGGACCACTCTCTGGAGATGCGGCCTCCGGTTGTTTTGGGCTGTAGTGGCCGACGCCAGCGACGCGTGCTTGAGTATCTGTCGTCCTCGCATCGGCATCCTTGGCTTTCGCTTGGGCCTCGATCATGTCAGCTTGCGCCTTCGTGCTCTCGTTCTTCATTCGCGCCTCAGCCTGCACCAACTGCGGAGGCGGCTGAGCACGAGCTGCAGGCGGCACAAAGAATTCTTCAGGATTCGGCCAGCCGATCGCATTCAGGGCGGCAGTATCGCACTTAATCGGATCGTACAAGTTCGGCGATGCCTGCTGAAGCTGTTTGAGCGCCATAATCTTCATCAGCCGCTGCCCAGACGAACTCGTATTGGGATCAGCCTGCGGCACGAATTCGCAATTGTTGAGCGCTGCGAGGAATCTTGCTTTGTCCCACGGCGTTTTGGATTTGCACTTACGCTGATAGAACGACTCGGGATGCTCGCGGAAGACTTGTTTGAGTAGCTGGAATTCCTCAGCTTGGGCCGCGTGCATGCGCTTGTGCACGGCGTTCATCACTTTTATGGCCTGATCGATCATTGCCATCACAGTGCCTACGGGAACGTCGGCGCGGCCTTCTCCCACTTGAACTTCTGCGGTGCCCCCAATCCGTCTCCCCGTCTCCGCCATATCCTGCACCAAACTCATCAAGGGTGCCATGTGCGTCGTCTCATACGGCAGCGGCATCACGGATTGGCCGATCGGCATGCCTTGCGTGTCGATCTGCGCTGAGCCGCCGGGGGGCACGCGCAAGATGTTCGTGTTCTGTCGCGTGCCAGACTTCGAAATCAGGAACCCGGGGAAGTTTGCAAACATGCCATTGTCGAGCATCAAGCGCCACGCTGCCGTGATCGCGTTCGTGGAGTTGCCCAAAATATGAGATAGGCCGATATCGTAGAAGCCGATGCCAGGCACGAACGGGAACTTGACGAACTTCTTGCGCGCCGTCGGCAGGTGCTGATCGTCCTCATCGAAGTTTCGCGTGACGGCGAGTGCCTTGCGCGATGACTTGTCGATCGTGAAGATGTACGGGATCTGCAGCCCCGTCTCCTCGCGCCCCTGTTTGTGCTCGAATCCTGGGATATCGAGTTCGCAGTAGCACTCGTAAATCTCGCGCTCGCGGTTTTGCGGCAGTATCGACATGGATTCCGGCGTGATGCCTTGCTGATCCTTCTCCGTGCGCTGCAACTCGTCGGGGTCCGCCGGCATCGGATCGCCGAGTTCAATGTCTCGGTACACCTTGAGCAACTGCAGGCGCTTCAAGGTCGACGGCTTCATCATCGAGCGGTGCGTCACGCGCTGCGCGTTGGCCAAGTCGGTGGCCGACTGGTTCACGATGATGTCGTCCGCATCGACAGACTCTGAGACCGGCCGCGAGCGGATCGGACAGAAATAGACCTTCTTGAAGCCGGTGCCGCCGAACCCCGTCATGAACAGCATGCGGTCGGTATCCGGGTAGTACTCGGTCGCATGCGTCGTCAGGTAATGATTCATGTCGCGCTCGAGCGCGTTCGCGTCCTGATCCATCTTGACGGACGGGTCGTTCGAGTCGTTACGGATCTTGACTGGGCCGTCGGTCGGGAGTAATTCTGAGCGCGCGTTCGCTTGAAAGCGCAGCACCGCTTCGAGCAGTAACGGGTGCCTCACCTTCGACATGCCTTCGACGGGTGCGCCGTCGGAGGCGCCTTGCGTGTTGGGCAACTCGATTTTGAGGCCGAGGAGCCGTAGGCACAGCGCGCGGTCGTCCACCCATTCGCGCCTCGACTGCAGGTCCTCCTCGATGCCGCGCAGAAGGTCTTCCGTGATCGAATTGAGCGCGTCTTCGGGAATCTTGTCGGCCAGGTTTGCGTACCAGCCCGTCGGCTCATCCTGATTGGCAGCCTTCGCCAGCGGCTGCCCGTTGAGCGATACCGACAGCGACCCGTCGCCATGCTTGATGCGAAGGATCGCACCCTTGTCGTCGATCTCAGGGATATCGATGTTGTTGGGTACGACTTCGACCTGCACCTCGGCGGCTGGCGGCAAGTCTGGGGTGTCCGGACCTTTAAGGCGGATGTTCGCGCCGCCGAGGCCGGGGTTGGCGCTCAAGGCAACTCCTCGATCGGCACGAGAATGCGCGCGGCTGGCAAGAATATTCGCTTCGGCGCCGGCTCAACTGCGCGCTGGCGGATCTTGTCAACTTTCTCGTACCAGGCGTCTTCCTCGGCTGCCGTCATGATCTTGGGCCATCTGATGCGGTGATTGTCGCGACTGCCACCCTTTGGACTTGCGCCGCGACGAACCACGGGTCAGCGGCCTCCTTCCGTAGAGGTGAGCCACTTGAGCAGTGGATTCGCCATCTCATTTTTGAAAATCTCTAATGCTTTCAAGGCCGCACCGTCCTCGTGCCACCCAGTGACGTCGTAGTAGCGAATATACGCATGCGGGGGCTGGCCGACAACTTTGGCGCGAAAGAGGTAGGGACGCTGGCGGCGGGAGATCAAATCGAGGGTGACGGACGCCAGTACCTGGTTCGCGTTGCCGTGATGGATGATGCGCTTGGCGAGATCGTTTAGGGGCATGGCTAGACGCTGTAGAGCGGCTCCTCTCGGCCCTTGTACTTGAGCGACTCATCGTAGACCAATTTGCGTTCCGGTTCGCGGGCTATCAATCCGTTATCGCGAAGGTTACGCAGGCCCATCGAGGTCAAGTCGACATACTCGTCGTGCTTCGGCCCCGGTTTGCCGCCAAATGAACATACTTGAGTGATCGCGCGCTCAGCCCACGGGCGATCAGGCGCGTAGATCAGTCCTTCAGCGAACAGATGTTGAACCGAATAGAGGCGTGCGAATTTGTCTTGGCTCTTCGGATCGAATAGCTGTATACCAAACTTCTCATTACCGAATAGCCGTCGCATTTCTTGCGCGACTGAGTGCCCCGCTGACTTTGCTTCGATCAAGAGCAGATCAACCTTCATGTCCTTGCAGGATTTCGCAACTTTTTGCACGAGCATGTGAAGCTCTAGTCGCTCATCCCATGCGTGCATCATCATGACCTTGGGCGGCGTCTGCGCGTAGGTGCGATCGATGAACATCGGGCGACCTTCGGAATCTAGCGCGCGATTCGGATGAGCGACAGTGTCACCGCTGAATACTCCCCACACCAACAGGCCGCTCGGATCGTTCCCACTGTCCTCCGTGTACGCGGTGTCCAGGCAAGCTAGAACGAAATCAAAGATCGGAAACTTATCGCCTTCCCATAGTTGCCACCAGTCACGCTTGATGATGCCACCGCCTGCAGGTTCAGGGCGCTGCTGAATCTGGCCGGCGAAAATATAAGGGCCCATCGTTCGCTCGAGGCGCTTCAGGGCCTCTTCGCTGAAACGCTCGGGCCACAGGAGCTCGTTAGGTTCTGTGCGCGGATCTTTCCAGCCGATCATGCTGACAAACGATCGCTCCGGCTCGAATCGGCCCGGTAAGCAAAGATGACACCAGCCATCAGCTTCGGTCTCGAGCACATGGCCGGTGAGATCGTTCTCAGCAAGGCGCTGCTGAATGATGATGATGGCGCTCAGTTGCTGATCGTTCGGCCGCGTCGGCATCACTTGCGACCACCAGTCGAGCACCTCCTGTACGTTAGCTTCTGACACCACTTCATTGGCTGCTTGCGGATCGTCGATCAGAATGAGATTCCCGCCCTCGCCGGTGACGCCAGCGCCGATCGAGGTGATGAGCCGTTCGCCGCCTTGATCATTCGTGAAACGGCTTTTAGTGTTTTGATCGGTTGTGAGTCTGAATCTGCCGCCCCACATCGATGAATACCAAACCGATTCAATGAGGCGCCGACACTTGACGGAGTCGCGCAGCGAGAGTTTGTCTGAATAACTCGCGTGCAGGAATGGGACGCCGGGGCCGCTCGTGTGAGTGCGATTGGGTTGCGCCCAAGTCCAAGCCGGGAAAGCAACCGAGGTCAGGGAGCTTTTGCCGATACGCGGCGGGCAGTTAATGATCAGTCGCTTGATCTCACCATCGACTACCGCCTGCAGGTGCTCGCAAATTGCATCGATTGCCCACGAATCTCGCCATGGCGCCGGGTCGATGTACTTCCACGCGGCCTTATAGAATTCGTAGAGACTTTGCTCGAACTCGAATCGATCGAGGTCGACGAGTTTGATACCTGGGTCTATGTCTGAGGAAATCACTCGCCGGCAACTTCATCGGGCCTTAGTTCTTCGCCGTCCTCACCTTCAGCAGCACGTGTGGCGGCGCGAGTGAGAATGGCACGCAGAGCCTGGCGTTCCTCGTATGTGGTCTTACTCAAGTCAAGGAGAGGCGCTTTCTCCTCAGTGCTCACGTCAATCTTCTGCGTCGACTTGCGCCACCCATCGCCGCCGCGCCTATCGAGCCAATCGAGGCCGATCTTGGCCGCGTCGACGTCGTCGGAGAGAGCCTTGCGCGCGACGTTCGATGCGATCTTCAAGTTGATCGCGGCGACGCCGAGCTCCAGGTCATCGGAGTACCAGCGCTCAAGCACGGGGCGGGAAATGCCCAAGAGCTTGCAGATCTGCGGCACGGGCAGCCCCATCGCCGCGTGGTTGTGGACGAGTTTGGCGTAGATGGGGATCGGATGCTCCGACCCGCTTCGAATCAGATCGAGCCGGTCCTGGTAGTCGCGCTCGATCTCCTCCAAGCGCCCCTTCATGAAACTGAC